ATAGTCCATCTTAATTTTTGTATCAAAATCAGTATGGTCATTGACAGCCTTAACACTTTCATAGCCCCACTTCTGTAAGTCTTCTACAGGAGCATCACCACCAGCATTAGCAATATCTTTACCTTGTTGTATGGTTTGCTTATTAGCTTCTACTTGTTTATTTATAGCCCAATCCATTAGCTGTGGCTTAACATCAGATAGAGCTGCTGCAAGTTTAGACGCATCATTCTGTGGAGCCACGTAGTTAAACTGTACGGGTTCTGCTGCTACATTTAAACGTGCTGTATTAGTATCTGTATTGACTACCTCACGTTGTTGAATCTGTGTTTCTACTGGACGAGCCATAGTGTTCCTTTAGTTATTAACTACTAGCTTTAGCAATAGCAGCAGCCTTCTCTTTACCCGTGTAGTAGGCTCCACCAATCTGTAAGCCTGTACCTATTAGTGTTGGTGCTTTATTTTCTGCAAGTACATTAGCTGAGTAACCATTTACCTGAGCAGCTTGTTTCTGTAGCTCAGCTTGGTTGATGTTCTGTTTACGGTTATTCTCAATAGTAGAAGCATCAGCACCCTCATTGAATAGAGAGTTAGAGATAAGTCTATCTGAGGAGATACCTAAAGCACCTGATTCACCAGAAGCTGTAGCAACCTTAGCTCGTTCAATCATGCCTTGACGGACACGTTCTGCTGTATCAGCTGCAGCTTGTCTGTTTTGTTGTTTCTCTTTCTCAGTAAGCTGTTTATATTGTGATTGAGTATTAGCATTGTTGGCTGCTTGTTGGTCTGAAGCCTGTTGTTGACCACCAACATAGGACATAACAGAAGAAGCAGCCGATATGGCAGCGAGTGGACTACACATTGGATTTCCTTAAGAAGGTGAAGGGATGAAAATCAACCCCACCATAATTGACTGTTTCAGCCGTATTAATCGTGAAGCCTAACCACGTAAGCCACCGTTGAGTAATCACATTGGTAGTCGCTATGTAGTTGTAAGAGTACTCGTAGTCTTGCACAAGTCTATTGGCATAGAACTTACACTGCTTGATGAACTGTCTAGAGAAGTTCTTGAAGAGGTTATCTGAAGCAAGCATCCACGGGATACCATTTCCAAGATAAGACCTAACACCAAAGATGGCGATACAGCCAGTGTCATCCATAACTGCAAATGACCTAGCTGAAACTTCAAGACTCTCATAGAGCATCTCAAGGGTGTCTCCATCCGGATTAGTAGCTAACATTTCTCTTATGTCTTCAGCTCTTAATCTCGGATGTAGTTCCTGACAATCTTGTTTAGTAGCTATAGGTTTAACCCAAGCCATTACAAGTGTTTCGTCTTAGTTGTTAATACACCTGACCACTCAGCAGCTTGGAATGTGCTAGGCATGATAGAAGCATTAGTGAGTACAATCTTACTTTTAACAGCATCACCAAAGATAGGGATACTGAACTTACCTGTACTAATAGAGGATGTACCAATCTTAGCTGAGTCACTCCCAAGTACCTTACCTGTGTTGGTATAGGTATAGGTGTCTCTACCATCAGGGGATACAGCAGCACTGAAGAAGCCTGTAGTGTCATATAGTAACTCTAAGTTCTTAAGCTTAATGTTGTAATGAGTAACAGAAATCTGTGTAGCATCTTTAAAGTAAATTGGTGAGAACTCATAACGTAATACATAGGGTTTACCTACATAACAACTATGAGCTGAGAAATCACCAGTAACTCTTAAAGTGTTTACTGTGGGAGCTGTAGCTGTTAATACTGTACCACCCTGTCCACCTGTAAATGTACCTGCCTGTACTAAACTATATGTGTTGTCTACAGGATATGGAGTTGTCCATGTAGTGTAGTTACCCACTGAAGAGTATGTGCCATTAAGGACAGTCTTTTGATCCAGTAGAACTCTAAAGCCTAAGTCATTCTCTACAAGGTCTTGTAAGTCCATTGCCTCTAAATATGTACCATCACTACGCTTAACCACAAGGTATAAGACAGTATCAACAAAGGCTACATCTAGGATTACAGCACCAGCATCTAATGTAAACTTAGACCATGAAGATTGAACCTTCTGGTCTGCTGTAGCCCAATAGTATTTATAGACATAGATAGCATTACGCTCATTTAGAGTGAGTGCAAGAATCATATTATCTAAGTTAGAGGAAGCTAGTTTAAAGACACCTGATGGAATATATCTAGGACAGTGAGCTGTTACATCAGCAGCATCATTAGAGTATGTTAGAGGTTGTACTAGATACTCTTTAACACCCGTATGATTCCCTTTCGGTACACCAAAGTAAATACTTGTACCACTAGAGGTAGGCTTAGCTTTAGCTTCAATAGCAAACTCAGTAGTTACATTAATCACAGCAGTCTTAGGAGTTAGTACATCCTTCGCTGTTAGTTGAAACTGAGCTTGGTCTGCAAATAACATAAGAGAAGTATTGAAGGCTAACGCATGTCTAAGGATAGCTACCTTAGTGTGAGACACAGCGATATCTACTGGGTCAGTATCAAGGACTGCTGTTACAGTCTCGGGGAAGAAACTGAAGAAGTGTCCAGAACGACTGAAGACTACATTCTCTTGTGCAATAAAACCTAATCTATTTCTATGAAAGAATACATCTGCAATAGCCTTACCCACAAAAGAAGGAAAGGAAGCTGATAGGTCATCACCTACATAACGTGAATCCCATGTGGTCTTCTTAAAGGTGAATGAACCTCCTCCATTATTAACTAAACTATAAGGCATAGTGGCTGCATCTAAGGAAGTCTTAAGACCCGGTTTAAGAGTCTCTCTCCATACCCCTGAGCCATCCCACTTCACATAGTAGTTATCAAAGTTATTAGTACCTGACCCTGCAATCTCCCAGATATCTCCAATGACATTACCTGTTGTAGGTAGGTCAGTAAATAGCTGATGCGCTCCTTTAGAGGTTCCAGTAGATAGCGTAGCTGAAGAAGCTACAATCGTGTTCTTATTCACTACAAAGGTATAGTCAGCGACTGTGACACAAGCAAAGGTTTCTCTAGGGTTACTAGCAGTTAGGTAAGATTTACCATCAGGGAAACTAATGGTCTGTGCTACACCATTTAAGTCATAGATGAATAAGTCACCATTAGTAAAGACAGCCTTAAACATCTCAGCAGAGTCTCTACTGATAGTATGCACATAACTATTCTCTAGTGTCTGTGAATTAAGTTTACTGATATGAGTTGTATTTGGACGTTTAGACAAACCAAAGACCACTGAGCTAAGACCATTCACTTGGTCAGTAGCTTGTGAAGGTAATCTTAAGTTAGGTGGTTGTTGACTAACACCATTATATAAGTTCGGTATAGCCCTATTAATTAAAGCCATTAGTTATCTCCGAATGATATTGAATATATCGTATGAGTCTGCAAGGTTATAGTCTCGGGTATAGGCATCAAAGTCTTCTAGTTGCGCTCTAGCCATAATCTCTTCTTGAGCTGTAGCTGCATCAATGACAGCATCCCCTTGGAACCTACGTTGGAATCTACGAGCTGCTAAGATGGTGATGTACTGACGAGCTGGTTGTGGAAGCTGCGTCCACTCTAAGAAGAATATACAGTCCACTGTAATGTCTTGACTAAAGACAAACGTATGGTTCTTACGGTCATATAACTTACCACCACGCATGACTACATCGTAACTACTGTATTTCTCAGAGGCATCTATAGACAATGTATTAATGGGGTAAGCTAATTCATAATCAATATTACGAACTAATGGGTAGTTAATCTCAGAGTTAAACTGATAACCTGTCGTTTGTACTTCACGGCTAGTATCGTATAACATCTGTACTGCTACAGAAATCTGTAAGTCACCTGATGTAAGAAACTGGTGAGCTACCCACTACTGCCAACATCATGTTGACTGCTTCTAATTCGCTGAGTGGTTGGTAGGTATATGCTGGCATTTTAAAGATTCCTTCTATGTGTATGGAATTTATGAGGTTCTGCTGCTAAAGAGCTTGCATAAACCTATATAGGAGACGTTATCTTTTGTAAGTGATATACTTGTATCAAAAACAAGGATAATGCGTTAGAGAGCGATTGTGTGCGTTCTGGAGCATAAGACGAAAAAAAGCCAATCCCAAGATTAAATCTATAGGATTGGCTGTCTGTTTCTACTACTTAACTACTAAGCTGTCTTAATTTCTACAGCTGCTTCTGGACGTAAGATACCGTGACCAACTGCATACTTAGCAACAATCAATGTACCTTGACGACGCATGTCATATTCTGACTCTGTCGCTAAGTCCATCAATTTAACTGTACCAACTGCTGACTTGTTCATTACAAGACCTACAGTTGTCGCAAAGTTACCTTGGTAAGCAGCTACACCTGTCGTTACGTTTGTCTTAGGTAAGGCATTAGTTTTAACTACTGCAATACCACCAACACGTAAGATTGTACCGTCAGAGATTGCACCAGTACCACCGTACCACTGATTAATCAATACAGTGTTTTGAGCTAACAAGTAGTACTGAGCTGGACGCAAGAAAATTGAACGGTCTTCTGTACCAATATTCTTTTCATCTAAAGTCTGAGCAGCAGCAAAGATAGCAGCAGCAAGAGCAGTAGAATCTGTACCTGCTGTAGCTGAAGTAATTGCTGAACCACCGTTCTGACCAGTGATAGTTGCTGTTGCACGAGCAGCTAAGATAGCTACCTGAGCAATGTTTGTATCCATTGTTTCAGCTAAGACTTTACCAGTTTCATCTGAGTAAATTGAACGTACATCATAGTGGTTCTTAGCTTCATCAATATTAGCAATGAAAGAAGAAGACACTAACAAGTCATCAATAGTGATAACACGTTCTGCTGCTGCAATGGCTGAACCAACTAGCTCAGTACCCGGTGTATGGTAAGCTGCTGATGCAACACCTACTGCTGGGAAACTTGCTGATTTACCATTTTGGATCGTACGTACCATAGACTTATCTAGGAATACGTTTTGTTTGTGGAAAGCTGTTAAGACTTCGCCTGAGTATACTTTTAGAAATAAAGCATCTTTATCTGTGCCACCATTGATAGCACCTAATCGTGAAGCTACTGCATCTGCCATTTTAATTCCTTACATGAGTTGTGA